CCGTGGGTTTCCTGGATACCACAGTTACGTTCTTTGCTCGAGTATCTAAGATACATCGGGCGAGAGGTAAAGTGGGTCTAGGGATGTACCTTAAGGAGTGTCAGCGTTGCCTTCTTCAATACCTAGCTGGATCCCCGCAAGGGAAATCCAGTATCGGGTTGATAAAGGGCCTACCCACTATCCTCCCCGGAGTGATCCGGAAAGGGATCTTGGATGGGAACAACGCTGCCATTCGGACTGCCCTTACTCTTTTGGGATTTGTAAGGACCGTCTACCATAAGGGGGTCATCCGCTTCTCACTTATCACCGAACCTACGAAATGGGACCCTTCCCAAAGTAAGAGGAATCGAATGATGAAGGAGGTGCGTTTGGCCCTTAAGTGGCTTGGGGTACGGGCCTATGTTGCACCGAAGGTTCCGGTGGAAGGAGTGAAATCCAACCGCCAGGGACCTAACGGTCATGCAACATTGGCTGCCCATTGGGACGCCTTTGCTTTGCAGGGAAGCGACCTTTGGGCCACGTTCAAGGAGTTTGCTCAACTCCTTGGAGTACCGTCCCTCGTTAGCCGTGTAGAGGCCCTCGCTCTTGTCACAGGGTCGGTCGTTACGGAGCTCCCTTTCCTACTTCGGATTCTACCTCAGCGCTTCGCTTCTTTAGGGAAGCTTGGCGTGAAGGATGAACCTTGCGGTAAGAAGAGAGTTTTCGCAATTTCCGACTACTGGACCCAGACCGTCTGTAAGGGGCTCCATGATTACCTGATGAAGGTTCTCAAGAAGCTCCCTATGGACGGGACCTGGGACCAAGGCAAAGCAGCCGACCGAGTTGCAGCCTGGACCGCGACGAATCAAAAGCTTTATTGCTTCGATCTGTCAGCAGCCACAGACCGCTTCCCGGGGAGCTTCATTGCCATGGTCTTGAGCGTCCTTATAGGAGATCGGGCAGCGACCTTATGGTTGCACCTTCTCACAGCGCGCGACTATTGGTACAAGGGCGCCGCTTATCGCTACTCCGCAG